TCACAAATAGTACAAGAAGATCTTCAATTAATTTGTTTCGACGCTGTGTCCGAGCCCTCTGCGCCCGGAGCCTATATGATACGCGAGGGCATGGAAAAAGGCTTGAATCAAATTTTCACAAAAGGGGACAGAATTAACCGCGCCCTCAATAATATATTATAAGAGAGTAAAATGAAAAGAGCAGAACTAAAAACCATCCTTAAACCACTCATCACACAATGCGTCAAAGAGGTTCTTCTGGAAGAAGGCGTCCTTTCTAGTGTCGTTGCCGAAGTTGTAAGGGGAGTATCGCCAGTCCTAACAGAGAGGCGGCAATCAACACCACCAGACAACTCTAAACAACAAGCACTCCTCGAACAACAGCGACGCCAAGTGGAAGAAGAAAAACACCAGAGGCTAAAAGAGCAGAAAAGAAAAGTGCTTGACGCCACCGGCTTCGGCAGCGAAATATTCGAGGGTGTAAGGCCACTCACAGAGGGGGGAAACCCTGGCAGTGGCCCTTCACCGGGCGCCCTAGCGGGTACTGACCCTGGCGACGCTGGCATAGATATAAGCGGCATCATGGCGCTCGGAGGCGACAAGTGGAAAAATCTTGTCTAGACACAGAGAGGAAGCAGTAAATGGCAGTAAGACCTATTAATGTTGAAGTAAAACCAAGGTACGAAAATGAAAATATAGAAAGAATGGTGCGGAGATTTACAAAAAAATGTAAAAAGGAGCGCATTATTGAAAATTTTAGGAATCGTACTCGATATGAAAAGCCATCTGTTAAGAGAAAGAAAGAGAAGGCGCGCCGCAAAAAAGTTTTAGAGAAATTAAGAATCGAAAGAGAAAAGAAATTAAACTAACTATTTAATAAGAAGGAGATTTAAAATGGTATTTAACCCAGGACACGGCGTTGGATTAAGAAACGTTGGCTCATATCAAATATCAGGACACCCTTATTTAACAGGATCTACGCTAGCAGCGGGCGAAGAATTTTTTGTTCGTTTTCCTTTCGTAACAAGGGACTTTACAGTGATTAATTCTGGCTCGGGTGTCGGGCCCGTGTTGCGGGTGCATTTTAACTCGACTTCATCGGAAGGCCGTGTCGTCGGTGGCCACCATTTTGTTACATTAGAATCGGATGACCAGAGCTACACCTTCCATCATAGGTGCACCGGCGTTTATATCAGCTGCGCGTCCGTTACAAATGCTGATAACGGCTTTGAAGTAATTGCAAATTTAACCGGAATTGATGCCGCTCATATGTATGACCTCACGGGCTCCGGGCTGACTGATTAAGGGAACCAAACAGTATGTCAGATTTTTCTTCAGGCGATAAGACAACTAAGGGCTCAACTATCGCGGCCGGCGATGCTAGCACAAGCCACCAATTTACTGGCAGTGTTTTTATAGAGGGAAGCCTCTCCGCGTCCGCGGAAGTTTCAGCCAGCGCCTTTTTTGGAGACGGCGGAGGCCTCACAAATCTTCCGGGCGGCGGTGGCGGCGGCGGCATCTCTTGGGACGGATCAACAGCAAATGGCGTTGCAACATATAAAGATGGCGATGAAGCAACTGTAGAGTCTAAGTTCACATATGACGGCGACGGCGAAATGCTGTCTCTCACGGGCACTCTCAACCACACCGGATCCCACTATTTAAGCGGGACATTGACAATAACAGGTGTCGAATCTACACCAATGTTAGTCATGGACGATTCAGATGCATCCGCTCAAATTGGCCGCGCCCACGTTGGCTATGTCGGCAGCTCTGATTTTGCAGCATTTGCACACCAGGATAATGCCAACACCTCCAACTATTGTATAAGTCAGCGAAGCACTGGTCAAACCGATATCAACACCAGGGCCGGCACAAACATGACTTTCAGGTATGCGTCGGCTACTAGAATGCAATTAGACCAAAACGGCGGTTTTTCGATTGGAGCCAATTACGCTCCTGCTGAATACAAACTCGACGTGTCTGGCTCAACAAGAATTGGTACCGATCCGTACAATGGAAGCCACAAGCTTTTTGTCACAGGGGGGATCATTCAAACAGGGAGTACTGCTTTATTCCACGTAGCTAACGGCCAAGTGGACGCCTTTGTAATTTCAGGTTCCACCGGCGGATTTAATCCATCTCAAGGCTTGATGAATGTGGATACGAATGCACAATGGGTACGATTTGGCGGCGGCATAAATATCCCATCAGGCTGGGCCGTTAATTTTGGAGCATCTGACGGGCAAGGCAACGGCGACGGCGGCAAATTTTCGTACGGTGGAGCCAACTTAGAAATTTCAGGTGCACACAATTCTACGTCGATTTTTTCCGGAAGTGTTAATTTTGGCTACGATACACCAACTTTTACAATTGATGCTGGCAACGGCGCAATATCAGCCAAGTGCGACACCGGCGAAAGCTCAGGGTTCACAATTGCAGGCCCCACGGCATTGACCGGTTCGGAGCAATACCAAGTCTTATTGATTGAAGCTGCTGACAAAACTAGTGACAACGGCAATCCCGTTTTGGCAGCGACCAGTATGGGAGTTGGCATTGGTATTGGGCAACCTCTCGTAGCACTTGATGTTGTTTACGAACCAACAAATAAACTGGATAATGATACTGGCGGCGGGGAAACAGTCTTTTTTGGTGGTGGAAGCAGCCTCACTGCAGGCGCGCTATATTATTTACATACAGACGGGAACTGGACAATAACCGACGCCGATGCGGTCGGTTCCGGCGGCACACAATTATTAGCCATTGCCAAAGGCACAACTCCGGGCCAGCACGGAATGTTAGTTCGTGGTTGGTTTGATGCACACTCCCAGCTTGATAACTTTTCAGCAGGCAAGAGTGTTTGGATGAGCACAACCGCAGGAAAAATGGATACGACGGTTCCCGTCGGATCCGGAAACGTACAAAGAGTAGTGGGCTATTGTACTGATACATCCAATGTGATATACTTTAATCCGGACGGTTCCGGTTCAGTCATATAAATTGTATAATACTTAGGAATTTTACAAACAAACAAACTACTTATTGTGATGAGATACTTGTAACAAAGGAGAAGGTCTATGTCTAGCATGCTCGAAGAAGCCATTATTGATGCCGAGGCTTTAAAAGAAGCGGCTCAAAAAAGTGCCGAAGAGAAAATTATTGAATACTTTTCAAAGGATATTAAAGAGGCAGTTGATATAATCTTGGAACAAGATCCAATGGCACTCCCCGCACCGGGTCTCGCTGCCACAATGGCACCCACACAGGCCTATATACCACAAACCACTTCTTTATTAGCAACTCCTCCTGGCCAAGCCCTAGTTGATATTGAAGCACAAGGCAAAGACACACACGAAGGTGAATCTATTGTAAAACAAGCTCCTTATGCAGCTACCACCTCAGAAAGAGATGTTGTTAGTATTGATTTAGATAAGCTAGAAGAAACAATTGGACGCAATTTGCAAGAAGATGGTGGTAGTGGCTATGAATACGGTGAATACGATGAGGGTTTTGAATTTGATGATAATTTGCTAGAAGAAGATGATGACGAATATAGTCGATATGACGAGGGCTTTGAATTAGATGATGATCTATTAGAAGAATACGGCGTCGGTGGAGACGACGACGAAGGCGACCAACCCAAACCGTGCGCGGCCGGCGAAACACGTGACTTTGAGGGTAATTGCGTCGCAGGTGGATCGAATTTGGAAGAAGGTCTCGAACTCGAAGAGATGATCCGCAGCATTTTAGCGGAAGAAGGCTCACTCCAAGAAGAATTCGTAGAAAAAACCCCCGAAGAAAGAGAAAAAGAGAAGAAAGCTGCAGCTAAGAAACGGGGCGCGCCATATCAACCGGCAGCCAAAAAGTATTGCGAAGACTTTGATGAAAGAGAACGGCCAGAAGGGTGCACTCCGAAGGAGGCGCGCTTTAAAAAAGGGGCGGCACCTCTTGTTAAAGAACACAAACAATTAAATAATAAAGTAAAACTTTTAGAACAAAAATTAAATAAATACCAAGAAGTTTTCCCCCATTTGAAACATCAACTGGAGGAAAGTAACCTGCACAATGCAAGGTTACATTATCAAAATCGCGTTTTAAATAGCGACTCGTTGAATGAGCGGCAAAAAGATAGACTTGTCGAGACTATTTCGAAAGCGAATACCGTTGAAGAAGCAAAAATTATATATGAAACTCTTCAAAGTGCAGTGGGAGCTAGCGCCATGAAACGTCGGCCACAATCACTGAACGAAGTTGTGACAAAAAGCTCTTCAGCCTTTATGCCTCGTAAAGAGGAAAAGAGGGTTGACCCCCTCGCGGTGAGAATGAAAGTTCTTGCTGGAATAACTGATAAATAAAGGAGGAAAAGAAACAATGTCAGTACTTCAAAAATTAACAGAAGGGATTGTTAATCGCGATCTCAAAAAGGAAGGCGCTGCGCTGCTCAATAAGTGGAGCAAAACAGGTCTTCTCGAAGGGCTTGGAGTAGAGCACGGTAAGCACAATATGGCTCGTCTGCTCGAAAATCAGGCCAAGGAGCTTCTTCGTGAAGCTTCGACGATGGCTGGTGGAGATGTTGAAGGTTTTGCAGCCGTTGCATTCCCCATCGTACGTCGCGTCTTCGGTGGTCTCGTTGCTAACGAGCTGGTTTCAGTTCAACCAATGAGCCTTCCATCAGGACTTATTTTCTTTATGGACTTTACGTTCAACCAGACGCGCCTTGCCGGCACAGCGAATGCTTCGCTTTACGGCGGCGGCGTGGAAGGCCAAGCGATTACTGGTGGCGTCAGTCTTTCGGGACTTAACGCGGAAACGAGTTTTTACTCGCTCAATAATGGCTATTCGTCTCCAACCGCTTCGGGCGATCTCCTTCACACTGTTGTCGCTTCCGGTACCTTTGGCGGCACAACACTGGATGGTGGTTCAATAACGTTTAATGAAGCTCAGACAATTCTGAGTTATGATCCGGCTCTCGTTTCGGGAACAACGGATTTTGTTATTGCGAGCATTGAATTGACTGGTACGTCTCCGAACCTTGGCCAATTTAACCGGGACAACTTAGTTGCCCTTGTTACAACTGAAGGCTCTGCGCAGGGACAGTATGCTACTGGTGTTACCCAGGCTCGACGCTTGACGACTTTTTCCGGATCCAGAGCAAGTGACGTTGTTTATGTCGTTGCAATTGCGACCGGCCTTGGAAATGTCACCGGCAATGTGAAACTCAACATGACTGGTGCCTGGACTCAAACCCAAACTGGTTACACCTGGCCAATTAGTGATAACTTTGGTGGGACACCCGCCGCTGGTTCAACTAATGCCCTTGGTGCAGTTGTTGGTGCGGACGCATGGGGACTGGAAAACGATGAAGGAATTCCTGAAATTGACCTGAAGGTTGATTCGGTATCCGTCACCGCAGTTACCAAAAAGTTGAAAGCAAAGTGGACTCCCGAACTTGGGCAAGACCTTAATGCTTATCACAACTTGGATGCTGAAGTTGAGCTTACGTCAATTCTTTCTGAGCAAATTGCTCTTGAAATTGACCGCGAGATCATGGAAGATCTCGTTAGAGGCGCTACAGCCAGTACTTATTACTGGTCTCGTTCGCCGGGCCTCTTTGTACAAAGAGATACTGGTGTCGAAGTTGGTGCAAATACAAAGGCTCCCGACTTTACCGGTACCGTTTCTGAGTGGTATGAGACTCTCATTGAAACAGTCAATGACGTTTCAGCTCAGATTCACCGCAAAACTTTGCGTGGTGGTGCTAACTTTATTGTTACCTCTCCTGAAGTTGCAAACATTATGGAGTTTACGGCTGGCTTCCGAGCTAGTGTGACTGCTGATGACAACAAAGGCGTTGCAGGTGGCCAAAAGGTTGGTAGTATTAGTAAGAAGTTTGACGTTTACGTCGATCCTTACTTCCCGCGTAACCTTTTGCTGGTTGGCCGTAAGGGCAATAGCTTCCTTGAAAGTGGCTATGTGTATGCTCCTTATGTACCGTTGCAAGTTACTCCCACAATCTTTGGCGTGGAAGACTTCGTGCCCCGTAAGGGTGTCATGACTCGATATGCCAAGAAGATGGTTCGTCCCGATATGTACGGCTTGGTCGTCGTTCGCGGACTGCTTGGTGAGAGTGGTTCCTAGGCCATAAAATAGATTTTTAATCTGGATTAGCCCTCACCCCTGAAAAGGTGAGGGCTTTTTCTTTCTAAAAAGTGCAATTGCTCAATTTTTACGGGCCCAGTTTTTTGAGATTTCGAATGTTAGAAACTATTTATTAGAAAGGAGATTCATCATGGGTAAAAAATGGAAAAAACTTTGGTTATCAAGAAAAGGTGCAACCACCGAAAAAGTCACAGAAAAGGCCTCGAAAGAAACAGAAACGAAGAAGACTAAGAAGTCCCCTTTCTGGAAAAAGAAGAAAGAAAGCTAATACACCTTCTCTCTGTAGCTTTTTCTGATCCCCAAAACTATTTATAGTGAGGAGATCTAATGAATGGCACAACCCACCTTAAGACCAGCGTCTCAAACAAGCACAGCGGTGCTTCCATCGGCTAGCGTACCTAGCGACGTAGAAAACAATAGTGCGCTACCGTTTCAAATCTATTCAGACTCCAGCACACCATCGTCATTGTTTTCTGAATACTTTTGCTCTGGGGCGGCCGAACAGGTAGCTTACACATATAGAAAGTTTGGTGGCGATGTATTGGACATCGAATTAACGAGCGGCAGCGTGTTTACCGCATATGAAGAAGCGATTTTAGAATATTCTTATCTTATCAATATTCATCAAGCAAAAAATTCACTTTCAGACTTACTGGGCGCAACAACGGGCACTTTTGATCACGAAGGTCAGATTCAGAGCGGCGAAAGCTTGTCTGGTAAAAATGTTAATCTTAAATATCCCCGTTTTGAATTCGCATACGCTCGAAGAGTGGGTTACGGTGTCTCGACGGAAGCCGGCTTCGGCGGAGAAACAACAATTTACTCAGCCTCTTTTAGCGGTACCGCTGGACAACAAGATTTTGATTTACAACAGATCGTATCTTCTTCAGCAGCCACTAATTCCTCCATGCAATTTTATGGCAAAGTTGGCGACAAGAGGATTAACGTTACAAAAGTGTATTATAAATCACCTCAAGCCATGTGGCGGTTTTACGGATATTATGGCGGTTTAAATACAGTTGGAGATTTGTCTAGTTACGGACAGTGGACAGACGATTCAACATTTCAGATAATTCCGCCATGGCAAAACAAAGCACAAGCTATGGCTTTCGAAGATGCTATTTACACAAGAAACTCTCACTATTCATATGAGATAAAGAATAACAAAATAAGAATATTTCCCAATATTGTTAATACTAGCCCGCACCAGTTTTTTATGGAGTTTTTCGTAGATTCCGACCCATGGGACGCCGGAGACGTGTCTGGACGAGGCGGAGGCGCCCCAATCCAAGGGATAAATAACATGAATACGCTTCCTTTCGAAAATCTTCCTTATGATAACATTAATGCAATTGGAAAACAGTGGATTCGTAGGTTTGCCCTGTCGCTTTCTAAGGGAATACTGGGCGCCATAAGAAGTAAATTTGGAACGATACCGATTCCTGGAGATTCTGTGACTTTAGATGGAAAAGACTTAGTTACACAAGCCCAAACCGAACAAAAAGATTTGAGAGAAGAATTAAAGACGATCTTAGACGAGCTAACATATGCCAAATTAGTGGAAAACGATGCCAAGCTCTCAGATAGTGTCAACACCATTGAGAAATACGTTCCTCTCAAGGTATTTGTGGGGTAACATGAGATGCCACTAGATAAAAATAAATGGTCTCAGCCTGCGGCACCGCCACCTCCTCTATTCTTGGGGAAAAAAGAGCGCGATCTTGTAAAACAAGTAAACGATGAATTAATAGAACGCGTTATAGGGCAAGAACTCATTTATTATCCCATTAGTATAAAAAACACTAATTTTCATTCTTTATACGGAGAGGCCATAGAAAAGAATTTTCTAGCACCAGTTAAGGTTAACGCGCTGGTCACGTGGGAAGGATATACCACCACCATATCAAATTTAGGAATTGATAAGAGGCTGACAATTATAGTCAAATTTCACAGACGACGCCTAGTAGAAGATCAAGACCTATATGTACGTGAGGGCGATTTTGTTTTATATGGTCAAGATCATTTCGAAATTTTGACTCTTAACTATCCAAAGCAAATATTTGGACAAGCCTGGGCTGGCTGGGAGAGAGTTTTTGAAATTGAGGCAAAATGCGTAAAAGCAAGAGAGGGAACATTCGATGCCTCCTGATGACTATTCATACACCGGCATTGAAAACGCTAACGATGTCCTCAAGGATATATCGATAGAGCCGTCGGATTTGGAAACAATTGATTTTGCTTTTTATGACTTCATTAATGAAAAAATGGATATTCGTACTAAAACGAATAAAGGGTGGAAAAAAGTACCGATTATTTGGTCATCGCCCGAAAGAGCATTTTTTACAAAGGAGAAAAAAGAACTTTATGATTTAGATGGCACCTTAATTTACCCAATTATAAGTATTGAGAGAGCAGCCATTAATAAAGACTTGACCAAGAAGGGTAAATATTACGGCGCAGCCCCATTCATGATTGGGCCAAATCGAGGCGGAAGAATCATGGTTGGACGAAGAATCGTCCAGGACAAAACAAATAATTTCTCTGTTGCAGATAACAGAAAAAAATTTGGTAGCGTTAATCGCTCCCCAGGAAGACAATCCTACTATCCGAAGGTTGGAAAGAAAAATAAAAAGATTGTAACAGAAACCTTATACATACCGCAGCCTGTTTATGTAGATATTAAATATGATATTGTCTTGAATTCAAACTATCAACAACAAATGAATCAAATGCTGCAGCCATTTACAACTCTCGGTGGGCATATCAACTCTTTTATCATCGAGCGCGCCGGCCACTCGTATGAAGTGTTTATGAAAACAATAGCCCAGGAAACTAATCTTGCGCAATATAAAGACGAAGAGAGAAACTATAAAACAAAAATTAGCTTTGATGTACTTGGTTATGTTATTGGAGAGGGCGAAAATCAAAAACGACCCAAGATTATTAAACGTGAAAATGCAGTAGAAGTTAAGATACCCCGGGAGCGCGTAATCATGGGGGATACACAACAATTTGACCCCAATAGTGATTTTTATAGAGATTAGAATCTTAAAAAGGTTTTTGCCCTGTTATATTACTATTTATTAAAGAAAAAGCATGTTCGCCAGAGGAGAAATTAGGTCATGTCATATAGAAAGTTTAAGTTTATATCTCCAGGAATTTTTATCAAGGAGATTGATAATTCACAGCTGCCTAAGCAGCCAAGAGACGTAGGTCCTGCTATAATTGGACGATTGGCCCAAGGGCCCGCCCTCAAACCTGTGCAGGTCAACTCCTTTGTAGAATTTATTGACATTTTTGGTAACCCGATTCCCGGTGGCCAGGGTGGCGACATCTGGAGAAATGGAAATTTCACAGCGCCTACTTATGCGGCATATGCTGCGCAAGCGTGGCTTCGAAATAACTCCCCAGCCACAATGGTTAGACTGTTGGGACAGACCCACAAAGACGCCGTTAGTAAGTCCGGCTACGCTGGATGGTCAACTGAAAATGAAGTGGCCACGACGGACGTAGGCACTAACGGCGGCGCGTACGGTCTTTTCG